TTGGTCACCCAGTCAATAGCGTCTTTCCATACTCCAGTTTCGACTGGCGGATTCTCACGCTTTACCTGTTCATAGAAACGCACCGCTCTAACCAGTCCATCTGGTACTGCTGGCGCTGGCGGCTCTCGATACATAGGGATAACACGTCGCAGGTCCGCGTATTTATCTGGCGGACACTGATATATCTCACCGAAACCATACTGCTTGACATCACGCAGTTCCTCATCATCAGTCCATGCAACAGGTTTCGCTTCCAGCGATGTGAGTGCGATTTTCAGTGCGATTAACATATTGTGATCGTTTTCATCAAGGCCAAACGGGATGTCTTCACGACACGATTCAAGGTCTGCAATTTTGCGTTGTAACCATTTTTTGGGGATAGTTGCCATAGATGCTCCTCTCCTGTTTTCACTCTGGGAAAAATGACTGAATGTTCTTTCTTATCTCGCTAGTGCTGTGATTGCTTCCGGTGGCAGGTGTGCTGGCATATTTACTCTGAATATTATTCTTGGCTGGCGCAGCTCCTTCTTCCGACCATTCGGCCAACCAATAGGCAAATGCAGGATCGCGTTTTATGAGTGCCAGCCCGGCCAGAAAGGCCGCGCGTTGCGCGCGGCTGCGTTCAGAGGCTGGCAGGCTGTCGAGGTAATTACACGCCTCCCGTTCACTATTGACGGCGACTGGCTTCAGATAGAAACTTATCCGTCTGGTTGGTGTCGTCATTGGTTTACTCCTTGTCCATTGCGTACAGCCCATTAACCAGAGCAAACTGTGGCACCCCGTCCGCTATGAAAGTCGCATTAACTCCGCAGGCTTCGCGGATAGCGGGTGCCACAATCTCCGCCCCGCCACCGACAACCATCACCCGCCCGTAACCCGAAAAACCCGCCAGCGCGCGGATCACGCGTTGTTTCAGTGTTTCTTCCTTTTCACGAATAACCGCCATCAGGCTGGCGTAATGCGCGTCATTGTGGATGTGCTGGCGCAGCCAGGCTTCATCATGGCGATGTTCGATAATGGTATTGGCGATGTGGTGACTGGTACGCATACCGTTAGTGGCCATCACCGACAGTACGGCATCGGCCATCAGGGAAACGCCTATGTGTGGATCGCAAAATACCTGGCTGATACCTGCCAGTTGTCCCTGAACCTTTGCCACATCCAGCGTGGTTCCGCCCAAATCCACAATCAGCAGGGATTCAAACGGACTCATGTCAGCCAGTGCTTTAAAGCCAGCCGGAATGGATTCAGGCATAACCCGCACGTTACGGATAGTGAATGCCTCACCGTTCTGGCACTCCACCGGGCGCATGACGTTCGCTTTTTTGCGGTTGATGTTGGCCATGTCCGGCTGTGCGTTTGTGTCGAAATATTCGCTCAGTGGCAGGGTGACAACCACATCCACCTCCTGTGGCGTGATGCCTGATTTGACCAGCGCGTGATGAATGGCAATTACGTTCACATCGCTGTACTGGTATTGCGTGTCGGTCGTCTGGACAAAGCGATCGCTGACCGGATCAAAACCATAGCGCACGCCATCAAGCATGTAGTTCGCGGGCTGCGTGCCACCGAACGGCGCAGACCATTCCGACTTGAAGCTGTTCGGGCTGATGGCGTTGCGGCGTTCGCCGCTCTCGGTCCATGCCAGCTTGATGTTGGTGGAGCCGTCGTCGATACAAATTTTCATGTCGCTTTTCCTTATGTTGATTAATTAATCGGTTACAGGATTCTGAAATCCCGCTTTTGCCTGTTTTGTGCGCGCTTCATATATCGCGGCGCGTTTTTTGCTCATTTACGGGATTTGTGAGTCCCGTTTCTGTCTGTTTTTTGTTTCCACTGGTCAGGCCACCCCGCAGCAGGTCTGCTTTGCGGCTGGCGCGTTCAGTGGTTTCACTGATTCTCTGTGCGTGCTCTGCGTCGCGGATGGCGCGCAGCATGTCAGAAAGCACGGTAACGGGTGTTTTCATGGTGTTCTGGTCCTGCTGAAGTGTGGATGCCAGGCGTGCGGCGGCTTCAGGGTCTGATGCCCCCAGCTGTGCCAGATAGCTGGCGACCGGGTTATGGCGGATCTCCGTGCTGCTTACGCCATGATTACGGCTCAGGCGCTGCCAGAGCTGCGTGATTCGGCTGTCCAGGCGGGTATCCGGTTTGCGTACAATTTCAAATCCCTGCGGTGCAATGATGCTGCCGTCAACGTACAGACTGCCGCCCCGTAACAGGTGCTGCATCTGTTGTTCACCGATATGCAGGCCGAGAGATTCAGCAGACTCCCGCCATTCTTTAGCGAGTAATTCGTGGTTATCAGGCAAAGGCCGCTGCTGTTTGCGGCTCTGTGTCCAGCTCTGCGCTTCATCACTGCTGTTTTTTGCCTGTTTGTCACGAAGCGAACGCATCAGCGCCCGGCGTTCGTGCCGTTTCAGTGAGCGCATCCATTCGTTCACTTCAACGCCGTCAGGGAGCTGCGGCCACGGTGCTGGCCGTTCTTCCGGCTGTTCTGTCCCGTTGTTGTCCGTTTCCTGTACACGGGGACAGTTATTGCCACGAGTCCAAGGGGCGGCAGGGCCGCCCTGAAGGTCAAAACCATTTTCGCGGGCGCTGTCTTCCGCTTCCGGTTTACGTCTTACCAGCTTCCAGTTATCCGGGTGCGTGCACACGCGGGAAGATTCCCCGATTTGTGGCGACCAGATCCCGTAAATCTGTACGCTTTGCTCGCCGTAATCGTTCAGCTCTTCTGCGAGGTCGTAGGCGGTGCGAATCAGGTAGTCTTTGCGTGGAACAAGTACGCCACCCTGTTTCTCAATGTAGGTGGCAAAACACCCGGCATCAGCGGCAGCGAGTACCGTATCCATTGCGTCATTTTCCAGACGTTGTGGACCTTCCGGGTTGCGGGCCATCTGACTGGCAAGGCGGCGGAGTTCACGCCATACCTGACGGGGGGGGATACCAAAGAACTGGAACTGGCGGACGCGGTGAAGACGCGCCCAGCCGATGGCGCGTTCCACGCTCTCGGCCATTGATTTTCCGGTTTCGTGGTCCACGCGTGGCTTGTCCGTTTTCGGGTCGATGCCATCCACGGCGCGGCTGTCCAGGTTCTTTCCGATGTAGGTGGCGATGTAGCTGGTTGGCGTGCCTTTTGAGCCGTCGACATACTCCACCTTAAAGCGCGGAGTAATATCATTGCCCAGCTCGTGGCGGTCTTCCTGAATGGCAATATCGCGGGTATGGGACACAATGGTGTCGATTTCTTCCGGATGTGCAAAGACCATCATATGCCAGTGCACGGTGCCGTCATGATGAGGCTCCACCGTGCGGATGCCATACCAGCGCAGGTCGTCGCGGTTCAGTTTTTTGCGGACCGCCGCAAAAAACGTGTTAACCAGGTAATCGCTGGAGTCGCGCATTGTGGCCCCGTTCCATTTGGGATTCGGATGACCGTTCTCCGTTGTGGCGTGGTATTTTGACGGGCAGGTGACAGTCAGAAACACCGCTTTGTCGCCACGGGCTTCGGCCAGAAGTTCCAGCCCCTTCATGGTGGCCATCATTTCTGCCTTACGGTGAACCGGGTTACTTACTCCCGCGTAATACACCGTCTCGAGATCAATCGTGAACCCGTCTTCATTTTCCAGCATGAAACTTTTCAGGAAATCGCGTGTTTTCTCGCGCTGTGCGCGAAACTCGCTTAACGCGTCCTGGCTCAGATAGGGCGATGTTTTTCTGGAAACCAGACAGGCGGCGCGGAGTTGTTCTTCTCTCCACTCGCAACGTAACAGCCACAGTTTGCGTTTCCACCATTCCGCACAGGTCAGGCGAAGGATTGCGCCCGGCAGCAGTTCTGTGTCCGGTTCGTGCCTCCGGTCTTTGTCTGTTGTCAGTGCGTCATAATGCGGAGGCATGGCGTGTAAGTGTAACGCCATGCGGGCCAGCATCTGATACGCCTTCAGCGTTACATCCATGGTCAGCTCGCCATCAGTCGCGCCAAAACCATCGCAGAGTTTTTCGAAGGTGCTGCTGAACATCGCCGCCGTCATGGTGGCCAGCGTCTGTATCTGGTGTTTGTTGAGTTGCGGCAGGTAAAGCAAATCGTCCAGGCGTTCACGTCCGGCAAGGGAGCGATAACCCGATGTCAGCCAGCGGTGATCGGTGCGCTCCAGACGTTCGAATATTTTGCGCAGGGTCCCACGCGCATAGCGTTCTGCCTGCCTGGCGTTTTTTCCTTTCTGACGATCGGCTTCCTGTTTTTTGCGCAGGAAGGAGAGGTGGCGAATAAGCGGATCGCGCAGATAGGACGGCAGCAGGCGCAGTGAGGCCATGGCCTCATCTACCGCGCCGCGTGCCTGTTTTCTGGCGTCTCCTGCCAGTGTGATTGTTTTGTCCTGTTTTTCCTGTGCGTCCAGGCTTTTATTAATCAGGTTGCCCAGCGGCGTGGCGGAGAACGCCGCATCAGCCATTTCCTGGCGGCGCTCGTTCTCTGCCCGGTAGGCATCCAGCCAGGAGGAAAGCGCGGATTCAGGAGCGGGGATCCCCGTTCCTTCACGCCCCACTGCGTGGCGCGGTTGTTGCCAGTCCCTGATGTACTCTGCCGTCATAGTGATTTACTTCGTCATGCCATTCAGGGTGTCGCGGCAGACTGTAGCCAGCCGCTGAATTTCCAGCACGGTGTCTTCTGTGTCGGCATGGCGATGTGTGATGCGGATGCTGTCGGCAATCACATTGACGATTGCAGAGGATGGGCGCTGGTAAATGCCAATAACGGACGGGGTGCCACCTTCAATGCGGTAAAGCCTGTAATTTCCCTCGTGGCTGTCAATCATGTAGCGACCATCAATAACAATCTTTCCGTCAGCGAGCTGCGGTACAGGCAGGGATTTCAGGTACATGTCATAACGTTCACGCACGCGAACGGCAAGATCACGCTCTGTGTTGAGCAGGTATTCAAGAAAGTCGTTGGCGAGAATCATTGCGGCAATCCTCTTGTTACAGATGTGCGAAGGCCTCCCGCCACAAGGTGCAGGAAAGACCCGGAACAGGAATTAATGGAGTTTGTTTTGCTGCCGGATGAGCTGCTGAAGCCCGACGTGGTTTCCGGCAGTTGGAGGTGCTCATGCTCTGATTTCCCTCAGTAGCTGGTTGAACATCTGGGTTAGTGGGTTGCTACACCCAAACGGCATCGGGTTTACCTGATAAGAAAAGCGACCGCCTGTTTTGCGCTCTTTTCTTATGACTGAACCGCTGCGCCAGAGACGGCGTAGCTCCGCATTAATGGTTGTGGTTGGTGTATTCAGTGCTGCGGCGATTTCTCCACCGCTACAACCCGGATTGGCAGCGATGTAGTCCAGAATGGTCATCTGCGTGACTCCTGTACCTGTCTGATAAGATTTACCTGCACCACGTTGGTGGCGCAAAAGTAAGTGCCGTCAGTGAGATAGATGTGATATGCATCCTTTTCTGAACGGTGTTTGTCGATTGTGGTAATCAGGCGTTCGTCAACTTCGTATTCACGTCCTTTGGAGGTGAAACGAACGACGGGAAAATGCTTAATTGCCATTACGCCTCCTTGGCGTGTGCGAATACCTCCGCG